ATAAGTATTAGTTTTACCTTTTTTTACAGTAATAACTGGCTCATTAGTTTTATTTTTTAAATTAGCTTTTATTTTGTGTTGATTTACATGTATATAAGTTTTTACCATTTTTTTGGCTCTCCAGCTACTAAAGGGTCATCTCTATTTACCATAATCTTTTTGTAACTTGGTTCAGGATTTTTTTCAACAAACTCACTTTTTTTCATACATTTTAAATTTTTATTATCATCTAACACAACCACCAAAGGATCTTTTAATCTATGATAACCGTAAAGTTTGTCTTCTGCGTTTTCATTGGTATCTAGCAAAGCAGAGCTTTTTGCTATTTCTATTTGTATATTTTTGTGCATGCATTTATCTAGCCAAAATTCAACACAACCTCTACCAGCTTCAGCAAAATGCAAATTACCTTTGTAACTAAAATCTATACCGAACAAACTAATAGCGCCTACTTCTTGCCAGAAACCAAAAGCTATTGCGTAAGCAACCGTGTTATTTAAATAATAACAATGAGATTCTTCAACAACCTCTACAATAGGATAATCTACTACACCAGGACATCTTTCGTCTGTTTCACAAGAATAAATAGGGCCTTTATGTGTTGTTAAAAGTTTTCTCATACTTTTAGTTTGACCACCAGCATCATCGCTATCCAAAAACCTAGCTGGGGGATCCATCATGAACACACGATCATGAAAAATTACTGAAGCTACAGAGTTTATCGCCCAAACTTCATCAAAATTTTGTCCATGAGATTTTGCTAAATTGTAATCGTGCCAACTGGCTCCCATACCTACAATAGCAATACTTTTCCCTTTTAGAGATTTATCTTTAGCCATAATCTGTCTCCTAAGTGACAGAGCTTCGGGTAGAATCGTACCTATATTCGTCTCTTCTTCCTCTTGCTTCTGCTCTATTTTTTAATCTTGACATTTCTAAAGTAAATCTTTCGTCATACTTTTGCAACAAATCTAATTCACCTTTCATAAATGTATAAGCCTCAACTAAACAACCATACAACAAGCCGTTTCTAGCGTTATTTGAAATCCATGTACCTGTAGTATCAGTCACTAAACTATTTGGCTTAAATAGATACTGCAATTCCGCTGTGTAGCCTGTATCAGGTACTGGCGAGACTATCAAAGTAGAACCATTGTTTGAGGCAGTTGATAAATCCTTATCAAGATCAGCATAATATAAAGGCAACCCTCTAGCTGTAGTATCACTGACATCTGGTGTGTACTCTTGCATAAAAGTATTGTGTTTTTTTAATAAATAGTGATAGTCGTTGTTACCATCTATGACTGCTAATGAAAAACTTAAAACATAATCTGATGGTGCCGTAAGAAACCTGTTGCCAGCGGTAAACACACCTTGGACACTTTTTCTAAAATAATCAAATTGTATTAATTCAAAAATTCTTTCTTCTGTAGTTTTTATAATGTCATCTAAACTGTTAACAAAAGTAGTCTCATCATTTTCTACATAGTTTTGTATTAAAGTTTTTAGTTCGGCTAAGGTCATAATTTATTATAGCATTAGGTGTTTATAGTTCCACCTAAGCCAGAATGGTTTGCGCAATAATAATATAGCGTTGGAGCTCCTACAGCTACTGTAATTTGAGTATAAGCCCCAGAAGATCCTGGGGTGCCATTGGTCGTAACTCCTGTGGTGTATTCACTACCACCTCCATGCGTGCCGTCAGAAGTAGTGGAAAATCTTAGTGGATCTCCACTATTACTGCTATCGGATTGATCAAATCTGTAAGTTTGTCCTTCTGTTAAAGAAAGGGTGGGTGCTCTAGAGCCGCCAATATAAAAATAATTAGCTCCATAATAACTAGCTACCGTAACGGTATAAGTTGTGTATGCTGAAGCTGTTACCGAAACAGTACCTAAGCCTGCTGTTACAGCTTGTCCAGTCAAAGTGCTAGATTCATTTTCATTAATAATAATTGACCCTAAAGATCCTGTCGCTACTTGACTATCCAAAACTGCTCGATTAGAGGGGATATCTACAGTAATTTCAACTACGCCAACAACACTGGTGCTTGATAGACCTGACAAAACTGAACCAATACCATCTTTATTAGTAAAAACTCTACCAAAATTTACTTCAAAGTCAGTATTAGGTCTAGGATTTGTTAAAGCTTCGCCATCAGTAAGATGCCTTTTAGGGTCAATTTGCGGATGCTTTGAGTTCCATTGATCAGGTCCAACAAGTAAACCATCCCAAGTTTTTTTCATATCTTTTAATCTGTAACGAAAACCAGTTATGTCACAAATGCCGTAAGCGTATTTACCAGTTGCTTTAGCCATTATTTAGTATAAATAGATGGTCTTATTTTGAACGAAGCTCGATCTTCGTCTTGATCAGCTGCTCTTCTAAATTCTTCTTCATATATTGCTTTTAATTGTGCCGTTTTATCTGGCGATCTTTTCATGCTTAAGTAATAAGCCAGACCAGCTGCAAAACAAGGGTAAAACCTAAAAGGCATGTCCATTGTATCAATAGCGTTATCAGCATCGTCCATTCTTACTAATTTATTAAAAACTAAAATATCAGTAGAGTTTTCGGGAGCAGGCCATATTTTTAAAACAGGTGTGTTTGATTTATCTAAAAAGAATTGTGTTGGTCTAGCCTTTGTAGCTTTATTTGGAATATTCAAATATTCACTACGGCTAATTCTATCCATACTAATATCGGTTTGTACTTGATTAGTAGTTCTTCTTACCACAACGTCAAGTATATCTATGATATTAGCATTCAAACTATAATCAGTTGTCCCTTCGGCTACAGTTTGCGTAGCTTGTTCTACAGTCCATTGATTTAACCCTCTATTAGCCCACTCAGCTAACATAAGGTTTATTGATCTTTTTGCTGTTTTTAGATCGTAACCTGTTCTTAACTCAACCCCACATCTTTCAAAAGCTTCTTCTATAAACTCAGTTACATTAGGTTCAAAATTTGTACTGCCCGATAGTGCCATTATTCTTCATATAAATTGTCAAATGTGATGGCTGGATCTAAATAACTTTCATGACCTTCTGCAGAATGTGTCCATTGAGAAGGTTTGAAGTCAGGTGGACCTTCGCCAGTTACCCACAAAGCAGGGCTTGTAGCCCTTACTCTGTTGTTTGGTAAAGCAACTAAGTTGCCTTTCCACTCACAATCTTCAGTTATATATAATACATGAGATTGTTTATGTTGTGCAGAATCATCTGCAATATCTGAATCTGTATAATCAACTGTAAAAAGATATTTACCTTGATAAAAGCCACCATCTATTTTGCATATCCAAGGGGATGAACTTACTCTATCTAGAACTGTCACTACATGATTCCTAGATTCACAATCCCAAGGTTGAGCTATGTGATCTTCCATAGGTGTTGGAAAATCATCCATAGGTATATCAGCTACAAGTGCTTGTAAAGGCATTCTGGCCCACATAGCACCACCATGTACGTTTTCTTCATCATTATCTTCACAATCGCTTTCGCAGCCAGTAAAAACCACTTGAAAGCTTAAAGATCTATCTGGAATTGTATTTACAGCTATAACTAGACAATGCAAATATTCGTCATGATATTTTTCATGATTGTGTGTAAATTCTCTTCTCACCCAGCACTTAAAGTGCGGTACGTTGCTTATTAAGTAAGCCAACTATTTTTTCTTTGAATTTTTTAGGACAGAGCCACCTTTTGATTTTCTTATCATTGATCCGCCTTTAGATTTCTTTATCATACTTCCCCCTTTTGATCTTTTCATAAGATTACCGCCTTTTGACATTTTTCTTATGGAACCACCTTTTGACTTCTTCATAAGATTTCCGCCTTTGGACATCTTACGAATTGAACCGCCTTTTGATTTTTTCAGCATACTGCCACCCTTAGACATTTTTCTTATGGAACCGCCTTTAGATTTTTTTACTACTGAAAATCCTTTCGTATTTTTATACATAATAACCTCTTACGAGATGGTAGTTACTTTTTTTCTATCAGGCATAATGTTACCACAACCTTTAGCAACGAAACCACCGTTTTTCATTTGCACTTTGTTTTGTTTAGACATGGCTTTTTCTATAGCCATTCCCCTATTTCTCTCGTAAGAAGAAAGTTTGCCATCATCATTTAGATCTGCTTTTCGTACATTTTTTAACACAAGTCCTCCTGCATTTAATTTATTTGAAACATTAATAGGTTTACCTTTTCTATCTTTGTTTGGGTCTTTTTTTCTTTTTCTAGCAACTAACTTAGCTCTTTCTGCTTTCGATAAGCTTTCTGCTTTGCTTCTTGGCAAACATTTAGGCTTGCCTTCAGCTTCTTTTCTACTACCGCAAGATCCTAAAATGGTGCCATCCGATCCTATTCTTACCCAATCTTGATCTAACCAACTTTGTAGTTGTCCTTTTGACATATTATCTTGTTTTTTCTTTTAAAACTGCACCTTGGCCTCTAATAGAAACAAAGCCACCATTTCTTTTTTTAGATTTTTTTGCATAATTTGGATCTTTACAATACTTAGAAGCAGCTAAATTTGCATAAGCTGAAGGATAAACATCAAATGTTCTTTTTGCCCAAGCTTTACCTTCAGGACATATTTTTCCTTTTGATTGTGGTTTAGCCATTTAACAATCCCAATCCTTTCTTGCCCAATAATTAGCACTACATCTATCAGTAGTGCCTTTCATACCTGCGCTTCTAGCACAATAAGATTTTTTTCTAGCTTTATTATTTTTGTGCATACCTAAATTTGCGTCTCCAAAGGTAATTCTTTTCACTCTTTTACTTTCGCTACTACAGCCCATAACAAAAACTACTTTACGTTTTTTACCATAACCAGGCTCTCCAGCTCGGAGAGCTCTTGGTTTATTGAGAGTTACCTTTTTACCTTTATATTCAGCCATTAAAAGTTTTTATTCAATACTAATATAATAGAGTAAGCATCCCCGCTAGAATGCCCTACTGTAGTAAAATCAATATCACCTGTAACTCCAGAGCCAGCATTATTTGGTATGCCAGTAAATAAATCATAGTATTCATCTCCTGTGCTATCTGCTGGTAATGGTATAGCTAAAACATTAGTAGTTGCGTCAAACTCTATATCCACACCCATGCCTCTAGTTGCCCAATAAATCCTAGATATAGAAACGCTTGTGCAAGCGTTACCATTAGCGTCAGCTGCCAAGGCAGAAACATCCACTTTTTTAACAGATGCTTCGCCTGTACCGTCTGATTCATTAGTAAACTTAAGGACAGCAGTTTTACCACCGTCTTGAATAGTTTGACTTGTTATTACGTCAGCCATAATTTACTCCGATTATGCGTCAGCAAATGGTGTAACTATAGTACCTGAACCTAAAATAATACCTTCGATAGCATATTTAGCTGCTGCAATTGCTGTAACCTTAACGATACTACCAGCTAGTCCTCCTTTTGTAGATCCATTCATAGTGACTACATCATTTGATGCAGCAGAAATAAATGTTTTACCTGTAGCGTCATCTTTACCTGTGTATAGGCCACCAACAAATTTGTCAGTACCATCGGTTTTTATATCCATATCAGTTGCTGCTGTTTCTACTACAAAGAAAAAACTAGCTCCTAAATTATTAAGTTGATTGGGATCAGTAGGATCGCTAGGTGAAGTTGTTACTATGCTAGGTCCT